GCCATGGTCATGGTTGGTGGATTGGTTCGTCGACATTGGCGGACTGATCGATGCGTTCCAGACTGGAACGTCCAACCGAATCCTCTCGACGTATGCATACGCTATGAGGGAGGAGGTCTTTACGACCACCATCCTCTTGCGTAACGTCGGCGCTGGTACACCCTGGAATGGTCCAAAAGACTATTCCTGTGTGTTCAGTGCCAAACGCAAACGTCGGATCAAGGCAAACCCATTCGGGTTCATCCTGAATCCTGCCGCCTCGCTTGATGTGGGACAGCAGTTGATTCTAGGAGCTCTTGGTCTAACAAAGATCAAGTAGCACAACACTACAACCAACCACCCAACACCAATACAAGGAGAACCAGTGCTTGCTGATCCTCAGTCCGTCACCGTTTCGGCGACGGCCATTCCACTCCCGAAGCTGGAGACTCGTCCTCGGACGAACGTCTACCAGAATCGGGACCTGGGCTTCACCCTCTATGTCACTCAGGAAGTGAACAAGAAGGGCGAATCCCGAGCCTCCGCATCCCTCGTCAAGGAGGAGATCTTCACGGACCCGGTAACGGGTCTCAAGTCGATCAAGCCTACCTCGATCACGGTTGCTACCCTGATTCCTCAGGGTGGTACCGCTGCAACGGCCGAAGCTCTCTATGACGGTCTTACGACCGCCCTCGAGGCTTCGACGAAGGCGCTTCTGAAGCGCATTCTCGCCGGGGAGAAGTAAGGCGTGGAGCAGGCGCTTGTTGCGCTCTTCATTATCGGAATCTCGACGCTCACTACAGTGAGTGTCTCGGCCCTGATAGTGATCGCCAACAAACGATCAGCATAGTTACTGGCTGGAAGGCACACCTCGGAAAGGGGAACCTTGAAAAGCCTGGTAACTCTCCACCTGGCAGTCCTGCATGATGCAGGACAACTCTGCGATGTCGATACCACTAGTGACAGGAAAACTATCCTATCAAGAGTGGAGACAGAAGGTGATGGTTTTCTTTCCATCACTCTACCGACCTTTGCCAAAGCTCTGGAAAAAGCTCTGGACGATGGTCAGTGGACGCATCACGGCAACTTCAAGCGGTGCCGGGGTCTCCCCGCATTTCTACGAGGTTTCCTCATGCGCATCTTCTCTGTCGATGGCGCCTTGTTAGATACGCCCGATGCTTCATGCATCTGGGCGGTCAGACAGATTTGCAACCTGTCTGGCAAGGTCGACGCGCTAACGACTCCCTCAAGGGAGCTTGATGCGCGTCGGTCCCTTATCAAGACCGACGTTGAACTCTCTGAGCACTATGACATAGGCGAATCGTCTATGCCATATTCTCACTTCGATGAAGTGGCTCTCAGGTTGTTCGGGGATCTTTTCGATCATTGCGAAAAAGTAATTTCTCGCTTTGATTTGATCCCGAGTCACGGTCCAGGTGCTGTGGCCGACAGGCTCACGCACCCACAGCGATGGAAGTTTGATTACTGGACTGAACGTCTCGAAGAGGTTTTCCCTTCGTGGCGCTATGCACAGAATCTTCCCACCTATCGCGACCGTCCTCACGTCCCCACTTCGGAAGAACTTCCCGTAAGGGTTGTATCTGTTCCGAAGACCCGCGCAAAACCGAGAATTATCGCAATTGAGCCCTCTACTATGCAGTATGCACAGCAGGGACTGAAGAGAGAGATCTATCAACATGTTGGTAAATCACCTCTCAGCGGTATTCTCGGTTTCACTGATCAGAAAAGGAATCAGGACTTGGCGCTCGAAGCGTCCATTACCGGTTCCCTTGCTACACTCGATTTGAGTGAAGCTTCTGACCGTGTTCATGTCAACCTGGTTTCCAGGTTGCTGATGCGGTGGCCCCATACCCATGACTTTGTCATGGCTACTCGGTCCACACGGGCAGACGTAGATGGTGAGGTTATTAACCTCGCCAAATACGCCTCGATGGGCTCAGCTCTGACCTTTCCCATTGAAGCGATCATCTTCACGATCATTGCTTTTATGGGTGTGGACATTGCTGAGGGCAGGCGCACTACCGTCCGGCAAGCTGCCGGTCGGGTCTCTGTCTATGGCGACGACATTATCGTTCCCATAGACTCGACATCTGACGTTGTTCGGCTCCTTGAAGTTTTTGGCTTCAAGGTGAACAAGGGCAAGTCATTCTGGACTGGAAAGTTCAGAGAGTCTTGCGGAAAGGAGTACTACTCAGGCAGTGATGTCTCAGTAGTACGCCTTCGTGCTGAGGTGCCAACCTCACGTCAGGATGCAGTTCTCATCCGTCGGTTCACAGAGTTCAGGAACCGCGCTTATCGCGCGGGTCTCTGGACTACCGTGAAGGAAGCTGATAGATATCTGGACCTTGTGGTCCGGATGTCAACTCGTCATGTCGACGAGTCTTCAGCTTTCCCATCTTCGGAATTGGCGCGTGAAAGTGTTCTTCGCGTGTACCACCGCGTCAGCTGGGATCACCAGCTGCAGCGTTGGACTCGTGCAGGCACATTTTGCGTGCCTACTCGTCGTACCTATACGGTCGACGGCGAAGGTGGCGTTCTCAAGTGGTTCTTCGAGAATCAAGACGAGGAAGCTATCGCGTTCCAGCGTGATGGTTTCTTTGAGAACCAAGAACGTGCCCATACGTTCCGCATCAAAAATGGGAAACGGGTTGAGTGCTTGCCAAAGCACTCAATGGTCGTAAACGACCTGCGGGAGCCAATCGGTTAGATTGGCTTGGGGATGCA